AAGCGATAGTCTTTGCCGTTATCAGCTAACCATTTGTTAATACCGTTAAGATGGATAGTTAAATCTTCACGAGTCTTAAGTCTACGTTGTTCACCGTACTTAGTTGTAGTCTTAGTACCACCCTCTGATGCAACTTCACCATAACCAAAAGCATCTTTTAAAAACTGTTCTAAAGCCCCAGGTGGAGCAGCACCTTCTGTAACTACATTACGAGCTACATAGTCTTCATGCCAACCATTAATAACACCTTTTTCTAAAGCACGTTTACCTAAGTCATCCATTAGCTCTCTAAACTTATTAGCTACTTCTTTAGCTTTACCAACTAAAGTTTCACCCTTGTCTATGTCAAAGCTAAGTTTCTCTAGATCAACATCTTTACCAGCCATCTCTTTAAGATCACTGGTGTTGTTATGTACGATACGTTCATTGGCTTCTTTAGAGTTTAAGTTTGTACCAACAAACTTTTCTACTTCTCCAACAGCATCACCCCAAGTCTTTTTATATTCTTGGTAACCCTCAAAGAACTTAACAGCCTCTACTTCACCATGTTTGTCATAAATCTCTTGGGCTATTTCGTTGAACTCTTGTTCATTTTTAATATCTCTAGGAGATGTTTTAGTACGATCTACAGAAGCTTCTTCTTTAGGAGCAGTTGTTTCAGTAGCTTTAGGTGGCTCACCAGTTGATCCAGTAGCAGCTTTACGTTCGTCTAATGTCTTGAGAGCCGCTTTATTAATTTGATCCTCATAGCCGCCTTTAGTCTGTCCTTCTTTAATAGGAGTCTTAACATGTTCAGCCTCATGTTGAATAACAAAGTCTACCCACTCTTGTGGTGTTTTAAATGTATTTGCAGGTAAAAGTTCTACACCTTCTACTTTAGGAGTAGTCCAAGGTTTATCTTCAAATTGTTGATACAAATGATCTACATCAACAGATATTTCTATTGGGTTGCCACTAGCATCTCGTTTAGTTGTAGCACCAACTCTAGATCCATCAGGACGAGTTTTATCTAACCCACGAGTAATAGGCACACCACCAATTTCTTCAGGTATAGATACAAGTTCAAAACGTTTATCACCAGCAGCTCTTAAATCACCACTGTGTAGACCTTCTCCCATTACAGTAGGCTTTTGATCTTTAGCTACTTGACCAGTACTAGTAGCTCTGTTCCAAGCTTCTTTACGATCAAGAAAATTACCTTGCTCATCTACAAACCCTTGGTCATGGGTATCTATAGTAGACGCTTTAATAGATTCTGGATGTTTAGGGCCTAAACGAGTAATCTCACCAGTAGCTTTATCTTTAATAGCTGTTTCAACAAGAGGTACTTTAGATAATTTTTCTTGTTTCTTTTTTTCTAAACCAGCAATAAACTCTTCTTTAGATATACCTGGTGGAGGACTAACGTTACTAGTAACATCGGGTTTCTTACCTGCACTCATATCAATAGGAGCAGCAGCTTGACCTAATAGACGCTCACCCATTTTAGTAGGTTTAGTAAATGCACCAGTGGTAGCATCAACAGTCATAGCTACAGGATCAAATGGATCACCACCTTGTATGGCACGTTGAGTAGCACCCACAACAGTCATTATTCCAGCACCTGTTGCACCTTGTGAAATACTACTAGGTAGACCAGGACGCATTAAAGGATTAAATGCCCCACCTGCAATTTGACCAGTAAGAGATGCGTAAGGATATTCTTTTTGTTGTTGTTCTCTAATGCCAGAAATGTTAGTACCAAACACTTGGTCAGCAAAACTTTCTGTTGCTTTTATAAGGCTACTAGCAGCAACACCTCCAACAATACCTCCAGCAAGTGCTCCAGCAGGTTTAGATAGTGGTCCTAATATAGGAGCAACAGGAGGCATAAGAGCAGCACCTACTCTAGCTCCAGCTAATACACCAGGTGTAGCAGCAACAGCTTCAACAGCAGAAGCACCAAAAGCTCCTAAAGCATTTACAGTAGGAGTAGCTTTACCTGGTTCCAAACCAGGTCTAGGGTATACACCAAATGCAGCTTTAGTTTCTACAGGAGTAGTCTTGACCTCATCAGGATCTACAAAACCACCTTTAGTAGTAGAAGTTGGTTTAACCTCATCGGGGTCAATGAAAGCCATTATAATTTACCCTTCTTTTTACCCTCTGCAATAATGTCTGCTTCTGACATACCTGGGTTAGCAGCCTTAGCTCTATCAACCCAAGATTGTTGCTCAGAAGTTAGTTTGTTACTAGTAGCTTTTGATCCTTTGTTCCATTCTTTTAAACTAGTGTCATCCCATTCTTTAAACGGAGACTTACCTGCACTAATTAGTTTGTCAGCATGAGTTTTAGCCTTATTAAAAATAGAATCTGGAATGTCTTTTACATTAGGCTCTGTCTTTAAAAAGTCTATTTCTTTTTGTGTTAAACCAGGAACAAATGTAGGTATGTCTACTTCTTTACCATTTATTTCAGTACCAATAGAATACTCACTCATGTCTTTTCCACTGTTACTTTTTTGTTTACCTAGCCATCCAGGACCTTTTGTAGAACCATCTGGTCTTTTCCAATCTGGTTTAACATTACCTTTACTATCTAAGTAAGGTTTAGAAGTAGATTCAGTTGGTGTAGTAGTTTTATCAGGTGTAGATTTACTTTTCTTAGCTTCTGCTTCTTCAGCATTAGTTCCACCATCAAATAACGCTATGTTTTGTTTAATTTTGTCTACAACATATTTCTTATCTTTAAAAGAATCAGGAGCACTAACAGCAATACGAAGTTGTTTTTGAAGAATTTCTAATTCATAATTGTTGTAATCTTTAACTGCGTCTCTATAGTTATTATCAAGTTTAATTTGATCCATAGAACCAGTGGGACCCTTTTGCCTAGCAGCTTTAGCTTCATCTAATTTATTTTTTAAATTAAGTGTTATTCTTGCGTTACCTACTTGGTTTATTTCTTTATTAACATCACTCCAAGTTTTTTCTGTTAAACGCTTTTCTGCACGGGTATCTTTACCTTCTTCTTTAAGTTTTTCACGAACAAATGCAGCACTTTCTTTAGAAGATTCTCTACGATCTAAACCTTCTTCACCAATATTTTTTATTATAATTTTTGTTTTGTTATTAGCATCATTAATGTCTTTTTTAAATTGGTCACTCTTTTCTATTTTGTCGTCTTGTATTACTTCTAATTGATTAGTAAGCCTCTTACTAGTAATCATCATTAAGTTCTTAGTAACATCTACCCTTTGTTCGGGAGTAAACTTATCCCAGTTGGCTTTACCAACTTCTTTAATTAAAACATTTTTTTGTTCTTCAGGAAGGCTCTCAAGAGTAGCACCTTCTTTTAAATTGTAATAGGCTCTAGATACTTGTACAGCATCTAAATTATTTTGTTTTTCTTGGTTTGCTAATTGAGCAGCATTGGCTTTATCAACTTCACTGGTAAGTTGAGAAGCTTTTTCTATATCACCTGCTTTAAATAAAGCAACTTGAGTCATCTTAAGAATAGCTGGATTATCTTGCTTGTTTACAGCGTCTTGAAATTCAGGTGTTTTATAAAGATCTAAAAGAGTAGCTTTAGATTTTTCACTAGCTTTAATACCAGCATCAGAAACTAGATTAGCAAGATTAGTCTTAGCAGCATTAGCTTGTTCTTGTTGTATTTGAACCTGTTGTCTTTGCAGAGTATTTTGTTGCTCTTGCATCTTATTGGCTTCAACTTGTTGCACATTAGGTGCAGCAGCCATATTCTGCTGTAACTGTAACGCAGCTTGACTACCAGCAGCAACATCGGACATTAAGTAAGCCATAATTTATTTCCTGTTTATTAAGACAAACTACCGCTTATATCTGAATTACTAGAATTTAAAGTGGGACCAGTATAGCTTCCACTATACGAAGGAGCAGACATAGCTGATGTATTTGCAGAACCACCGCCACCACCAAACTGACCATACAAACTTGCTGCTCCTGTAGCAATACCACCAATACCCTGCATAATAGCTTGTTGTTGAGCATTCTGTTGTGCAATACCTAGTTGAGCAGCAGATGCAGGATTAAATCCAACACCAGCTCCCCCAGATAATTGACTTAAATAATTATTCATAAATCCTGAATAACCTTGTTGTGCTACACCTTGTAGAGCTTGAGCTTCATTACCAGAGTACAACATACCTGTAGTACTAGCAGCTCTTTGAGAAGCTTGTTCAGCAGGAGCAACAACACCTGTTTGAAATTGAGTAAATCCAGGCATAGCTTGGGGAGCAGCATTTTGTCCAGGCTGTAAATATCCAGCATACATTTGTGCTAGTTGAGCTTGATACGGAGCCATAGGATTAGCAGCAGCAGTAGCTGAACCAGCACCAGTGCTTGCACCACTTCCACTTCCACCAAACCCTAAAGCTTTAGTAACACTTCCACCAGTGACCGCATTAACACCTGCGGCTATAGTAACGCCAGTAGCAATTGCTCCAAAAGTCATTTTAATTCTCCATAATTAATTTTTTAGTTGAATCAATTAAACCAAGCTCTTCATAAGTTGGAGATATGATTTCTTCTTCCATCTTATCTAAATTGTCTTCACCTAAATGTTTTGTAAGGTGTACTGTTACCCAAATAGTATCTTCTTCTGCAACCACAGCTCTTTTAAGACCTACCTCAGAAACAAATACACAAGGAGCTGTAAAGTATTTAACTCCAAATTCTGTAGACACAGAAACTTTACCTTGCATAATAAAGTTTAAATGTTTGTGTCTATGTATTTTACCAATAATTAGGGTCCCTTTGGGGATAAACATTTGTCTAGCATACGTACCACAACCGTAGTTTGGATCAACTGGTGCATAGTAGTGAGTTAATTTACAATCAGGTAGGGTGTCTTTTATGTCACCATTGCCCATCATTTTTGCCATATCTTGTTCTATTTTTAAGATATTTTCTCTAAACTGTACTTTTGTTAAAGAGTTATTAGTAACACTATCAATTAAATCTGTAGTCATATCTTACCTCTTGTATTGAGTACCGCTACCAACAGATTGTTCTTGGTCCATTTCACCAAGTCTAAAGTCAATCTCAGCAGCATCTAACCTAAGAGGAACGTTGTCATAGCATAAAAACTGCCAAGACCTACGTCTGTCAGCTCCACTAAGGTATACCTGTGCTCTAGGAGCATTGAGGTTAACAACCCTAGCAGTAGAGTAACTAGCGTAGTCATTACCAGAATGACTAATGTACATGTTACCAGCTACCTTATCTCCAACAATTTCTAAACGACCATAGAATTTACGTTTGGTAGTACCGTTGTCTCTAATGTCTGTAACAGACCTACAATAGATAGGTTGACCATTATCTTGGTAAACATTAGTATTAAAGTAGTACAAATTACCATTACTGCTGTCTAGACAGTAAGGAGTATTATTAGCATCTGCATAAAATGTAGGTACAAAATAGTTTTCAGATGAACCGTTATAAGAAGTCCAGGTGTACCACATCTTTTCATCTAAATCATAGACTAAAGTTTTATTGGTGTTATATAGAGTTAGTATATAGAAGGTATGACCATTTATCTTATACACATAAGCGGATACGTGTGTTAATGGGTCAGCTTCTAAGTGCCTATCTATATGGCTAGTAGATACCTTAATAGGAGATACCCCATCCATAAGGTACACAGACTTACCATAAGTTTTTGTAGTAGCTACCCATATAACTGTATTACTAGTAGCAACAAGACTGTCTCCATTAGCACAACCTATTTCCATAGTATAGCTAGGAGCTACAGTAAGAGGTGAACCAACAGCATTACCAGCATCATAAAAGAATTGGGTAGTTGAAGAACCGTAAGCTATAAGATAGTTTAAATGTTTAGCAATACCAACTAATGTGTCTCCTGTTTGTTCAAAGCTTAAAAAGCTAAGAGCATTCCATTGAGTTGGGTCACCAACGTTGCAGTTGTATATACGATTGTTAGTTGTACCAATAAATACGTATTGATCTAAAAATACAGCACCAGATACAAAAGGACCCGCAGGGAATGAGTTAAGAGCAGGAGTTAACACTGCTCCAGAACCTAAATCTTGAAAGGTAATAGTACCTGATACAGCAGCTGTGTTTGGAATGTTTAAAGTTATTGTTGTTCCATTGATGCTAGTAACCATAGCGTTAGGTGCTATGCCTGTACCACTAGCAAACATACCTGTGTATATACCACTAGCACTAGATACAGACACAGTATAAAAGCCAGTAGTACCAGAACCAGTAGGAGTTTGAGTAGCAGGTAGATTAATTGTACAAGTAGGAGCACTAGAGTATCCACTACCAGGATTGGTAATGGTTACAGTAGTTATATTGCCTGATACAACTGTAGCAGTAGCAGCAACACTACCAGAAGAAAAACTAAGAGTAATACCTGTACTATAGTTTAAACCAGGGTTGTCAATGCTAATAGCTACAACAGTTGTGTTATTAATAGTACTTAAAGTTCCTGATTTGTTTAGTAAATAACCATTAACTTTATTATGAAAAAACAAATAGTTATTAAGAAATGTGTTTACAAAATAACTTTGGCTTGTAGATGCAGACGTTGATCCTAAAGTAGTAACAGCATAGCTACTAGGATTAATTTGATAGACAGTGTTATTAATAACAGATACTAAATTACCATTGTAAGCAGTTAAACCTTGTGCTGTTCCACTAGCAATAGTAGTAGCTTTAGTTAACCCAGGTCTTTTAACCCAATCTCTTTTACCATTGCTAGTATCAAAGAAAACGTTAGCACAATACGCATCAGATGCAAAAGATCCTGTACGACTATCTATTGGTTGTGTAAGTGCTATTCTTTCGGTTGTCATATTAACGTCCGTAAGAGTTTGGGTTAGTAGATCTAAAGTCAGGCATAAAGAACGTGCTAGAAGCCTCTACATCCCAATCAGAAAGCTTTTCTCTATACACCAATGCTCTTGCTGCTATCTCTTGTCTAGAGTTAACTGGGACACCATACTGCATAGCCAACTCATCAGCTAATCCCCACACTAAAGTGTTTTGCCATTCAATAGGAAAGTCAGGAGTATCAGTAGAAGTACCAGTACCTAAAGTAATATCATTCAAAGGCATTTGAGCTACAACGTGTAACTGAATGTTTGTTTGAGAGTTAAGATCTGGTGTTAAGTACACATACAAGATACCATTGTTTTCTCTAGGATCATAAAACAAAGTGTTAGCTGTACCAGTAGAAAACTTAGAACCTAACATGTTGTACTCTTGTTTAGAAACAATAAGTACAGGTGTATCTATGTTAGGAGTTACTTGTATATTACGGTAAAACCCTTGGATAATCTTAAGTGGTTTGTCAGTGATAGCTACAGTAGGATTTAAAGAATCATACATCAAAGTAGATGTAGATCCACCTAATACATATGAAGTTTTACCAGATGTAGTAGGAATAATAAGTTCAGTTATTTTCCACAGCTTTAATCCATCTACACTCATTTGTTTAATGAGTAAGTTAAGAGACATCAAAGCATTGTTGTATGTATTGGTATCAGGAGTATCACCAATTTCAAGCACACCTAATCTACCTAATGCTAAGGAAATAATTTGACTGCTATTAATACTGTAGGTAGAACTCATTGTTTATTCCATTAGTCTGCTGGTTGTGGATAATTACTAGGAGTATATCCATTAACTCTGTCTGCTCCAGCACAATCTGCTGTACCATAATCTGCTTGACCATTTATTGTTAATAAATCACAAACAGGTATAAATTGATCTGATTGTTCTGATCTAACCCAAGGTGGAGCTTGAATGTCAGCTACACCATGTACAAAGTCTTGGGGTTGTCTAGGTTCCCAATCCCCAGGACACACCATAAGACCATCCCAACGTAACCTAAGCTCATTATCTTTATATTTACGACCACACTGGTCACAGATGACTAACCAGCCACCATTATCCCAACGTGATTTGTAAGACATGTTATGTTCCTAGTAACAAGTTATTTATCCTGTTTACCATCTAACTTATCAAATATTTTACCCAACATAGATTTGATGTCGTGCATGTCACTGCGGTAATCATTTCTATCTACGTAAGTCCTTGGTAAATCTTCTCTAAGTTTAGCTAAGTCTGTTTTAAGTTCTTTAACAGCCGTCCACAACTCCCTAGCAAACCAACCTATTACAGTACAGCTTACTCCAAGAACAGTATCAATAAATTGTTGTGTCTCCATGTTAACTTTTCCTTAACTAAAATTAACGTAAACATCATCAAACAAAAATGCTTGTGTTCCTGCTGTGTAATTCAATATTACATAAAAGTATGATGCTCCTGTTGGTACTGTACTGTTTATATTAAATAAGGTATAGGTACTGACGTTTGCGCCAGTTAATCCCGAAACTTGATTTATCAATGTTCCTGTTGCTGTGTAATATTGAACCACTACTCCAACGCCTGTGCTACTAGCATTTTTGTAATAGAAGTTTAAGAGATTATTTTGAAATTGACTTGGGACGATTGAAGCATAACTAGCAATTTGTACAACACCAGCCAATTGACCGCAATAAGTGCCTGTATGTGGCGTTGTTGTTGTGACTGTAAAGTTACCAGAGGTTCCACTATTTACTGCCCAACCAGCTGTAGTTCCTAATTCAAAGCCATTGTTGTAAATGCCAGAATTGTTTGGAGACATATAAACGCAACTAATATATGGCTGATTAGATATAACTCCAGATGTTGTTACAGCATTGTTTGATGCTAAATAAGTACTAGAATTTCCAGTAGGAAACTCAATAAATCCACCAGTTATTTGCACAACTCCACCACCACTTCCACCAAACATATAGTCACAACCAAGTGGTACGTAAAATCCACAATCCCTAAAGACTATGTATCCGTTATTTAAGAAAGCAGAATATCCAGCACTACCTAAGTTTTCAAATCTGCAAGTGTTAAAAAACATAAAACCATTAATAACACCACCGCTAGTGTCAAAATTGTTTTGTACACAACCCAAATTGTTTTGTACGATTTCGCAAAATGAAAATACAAAATCACATAATCTATTAAATACTACATAGTTGTTACTAGCAAATGTGCAAGTGTTTAAATAATAACTTGCGCCCATATTAGACTGGCTTAATCCGTCTGCATACAAAGCAAATATGTTGTTATTAAACGCACAATTTTGAAAAATAACTTGATAAGAATTATTTAAGAAAGATACTGCATATCCAAATCCATCAACAGAGACATTGCTGAATGTAATTCCTGCTACATTTATTTGGAAACAAGTTGTACCAGATGTACCAACCACTCCGTTTGCAGCGCATCTAAACAACCCGCCACTAATTAATTCAGCTTGTTCATAAGCAGAAATTAATCCTGAACCGCCTAATATTGTCCATGCAACAGCAGTTGTGTTATTTAAAGCATTAAAGTTTAAATAAGACAATCCTAAAACAACTCTTGTGTTGCTGTAGTGCGTTATAGG